AAGGTTTTTACTAAGCCTTCAAAAACTCGTCTTTCTGAAATGCCTTCTACTGACCTTAAGAGCCTTGTACAGCGCTATTCCCAATTTCATGGGGTGTCACCCCATAAATTGACTCTTAAGCATCTTGGCGGTCAAAATTTGCCTTTTGCGGACCTATCCAATGTTCCTGAGACTCGTCTTGACCTTTTTAACCATGTTATGGCTCTCGAAGCGCATCTTGACGACAATTTTAAGAAATTGCCGTTAAAGCTTCGCCAGGCTGTTGGTCACGACCCCAATCGTTTGCAGGATTGGATTCGTTCGAATCCGGAACTTGCTGAACAGCTTCTCGATGACCAGGCGGAGGCTGCTACGCAGCCGGCCCTTAAGCCTTCCCCCGCAAACCCGACCTCATCCGGCGGAGCCGGGGAGGGTAAGAGGGGGGGCCCGGCGTGAGCCGGGCCCCCGCCTTATGTGGGCCTCAGTCGAGGCCCACGGAAACCAAGCCGAATGCTCGGCTGGCACAGTTCCCTCTTGATGTAACTGTGCCCAGTCGTGCATTTATTACCCATAATATCACGACTGATGGAGGTCAATAATGGCTAAAAAGTATAAGCCCAAAAGACAAAAAGTTCCTGATAAAGCTGGCAAGCGTCATTTCACCAAGACCGCCAAAAAGGTCCACCCCAAGAATTTCGCACCGCATCCAATGCGCGGAGGAATTCGATTTTAAACCCTTAACATAAGGAGGCATCTGTCCATGCCCTGCTTATACCCAAAACTTGCGGTTCAATATGCCCCTGGCAATCAACCCAAGATTCTTAAAAACCGCACTCGGTTTTTACGTGATTTTGTCTCACATGACAAAATTGCTGTTTTTTTTAATGCTTTTTCTGTTTTTGATGTTCCTTGTAATTCATGCCTTCAGTGCCGGCTTTCACAGTCTCGGAATTGGGCTGTGAGATGTCAGCATGAATTACAAATGCACCCGCAGGGTGGCATTTTTTTGACACTCACATATGCCCCTGAAAATTTGCCATCTAATCGCAGTTTAGATAAAACTGTTGTTCCTCGTTTTATTGCTGATTTGAGACGTTGGACTGGTGCTTCACTTAAATATTTTCATTGTGGCGAGTATGGTGACAAACTTGAGCGACCCCATTACCACGTTCTTATTTTTGGATGGCGTCCTAGCGATGCTATTAAGCGTCCTAGACGTGGTTTATACGATTTGTATACGTCACCAACTATTGAGGCTTTGTGGCCTTATGGTTTTGCACCATTTGGTGAGCTGACGTTTGAGAGCGCGGCTTATACTGCGCGATATGCCACCAAAAAAATTACTGGCCGAAAGGCCGAAGACCATTACAAGGGTAAGCAACCCGAATATGCTACCATGTCCAATCGTGGTGGTATTGGTCGCTCTTGGCTCGAGAAGTATTTTACAGAAGTTTATCCTTCTGATGCCGTTTTAGTTAACGGCCATTTGGTTCAGCCACCACGTTTTTACGACAAGATATGTGAAAAACGTGACCCTGAATTGTTTGCTCAGGTTAAAATTAACAGGCTTGCAAAATACAAGGACAAGCCTATACTGACTGTTGACCAGCTCGCCGATTTGCGGCGAGCGACACAAACCAAGTTCGATTTAATGATGAGGAGTATCGAATGAGTAAACTTTTTGTAACTGCTGTTTTTGACAGCGCTGCTGAAACATATTTTCCACCGATTTTTGTACCGTCGAAAGGCGTTGCTATTCGTTCGTTTATGGATGCTGTTTCAAACCCCGAAACTACATTTGCGAAACATCCTACCAGTTTTTCACTGTTTATGATTGGCACCTTTGACACACAAAGTGCCAGTTTTGAGCTTCTTGCTGCGCCTCAGCTTCTTGCGAACGCATGGGAGCTTAAGCCTTGAGTTTTCCGGTGGACAGACTGGATGACGTTACCCCAGAGGAGAAATCCTCTGGGGTTTCATTTGTTGTTTATTCTTGGATGTGTATTTTATACACGTCTGTAATTTATGGTTTATGGGAGAGCGTGTTTTCTTTGGTGAATTAGCACCAGGTGTTTTAGGTTTTATTGGCGCTGAGCGTAGAAACGCTAATGAGCGCGACATGATGCGTTCCTCACAAGGTTTTACTCGTGAGCAACTTAAAAACCGTCATCAATGGGAAGTTTCTGACCTTAAGAAGGCTGGTCTTAATCCAGTTTTGTCTGCTGGTGGTACGCCATCAATTGGTGGTTCTCCAATGGCTCATGTTGAGGATAGCATTTCCAAAGGTGTTTTAGCTGCTTCATCTGCTGCTGATATAAAGCTTAAAAATGCTGATATTGGTGTTCGCAAAGCTACTGAACGCAACCTTGATAAACAGAATGATTTGATTTCTGCTCAAATTGGCAAAACTGTTGCTGAGGGTTCTTCTGCGGCTGCTGATGCTAGAATTGCCCATGCTCGCGCCGCTTTTGAGGAAAATTTGTCACCTACTGAACGCAAGGGTTCTTGGTTTGCTGACCAGATTGGTAAAATTACTGGTTCTGCTGTTGACGTTCGTAATGCCGCTTCTGACCGTTCTACCAAACCTGCTAACGTAACCATTAATAAACGGAGATAATTATGATACGTTTCGAGCAACGCAATGCTGCGCCACACACATCGCAATCCCATTTTGCTACTGTTCCCCGTGCCGATATTCAACGGTCAAAATTTGACCGTTCACACACACGCAAACAGACTATGGATGCTGATTTGCTTTACCCCATTTATTATGACGAGGTTCTTCCGGGCGACACATTTAATTTGAATTTGTTTTCTCTTGCCCGTACTCAACCGGCTGTTAAGCCGTTTATGGATAATTTGTACTCGGACATTTTTTTTATATATGTTCCGAACCGTCTGCTTTCCACGAAGTGGGAAAGCATTCAGGGTCAGCAACCTGACCCTGATACTGATGTTTCTGCCTATGCTTTGACTCCCCTTGTTTGGAATAACATGGCTATTGTTACTGGTTCACTCCATGATTATTTGGGTTTTAGACCCCAAGCTGCAACTTTTAACAAGTCCGTATCACCTCTTTACCACCTTGCTTATAATTTTATTTGGAACGAATTATTTCGTGATCAAAATTTGCAGGACCCGGTTTATTTTGACCCTTCTGAAGCTACGTCATACAACCCTGACAATTTTGTCCTTCTTCCTCGTGGCAAGCGCCACGACTATTTCACGTCATGTTTACCTTGGCCTCAAAAAGGACCTGATGTTACACTCCCTCTTGGCGATTTAGCTTGGATTAAGTACGACACATTTCAAGGCACGTCTCGTGACGGAAATTTTGTTGTTGCTACACAAAATTCCGGCGGTGCCGCTGAATGGGATTACGGTACTACTTTGGCCACCAATACTGGCCAGATCGCCAACTCTTCTTCACACAACTTATACGCTGATTTGACTTCCGCTACAGCTTCTACCATTAATTCTATTCGTGAAGCATTTCAATTACAGCGTTTTTACGAGCGCGATGCTCGTTCTGGTACTCGTTATATCGAGTCTCTTCTTGCTCACTTTGGTGTTGTATCACCAGATTTTCGTCTTCAACGCCCTGAATTTTTAGGTGGCGGTACTGCGAAAATTACTGTTTCTCCTGTTCCTCAGACATCTGAGTCTGCTACCACACCACTTGGCACTCTTGGTGCCACTGGTTATTTTTCACACAACGGTGTTGGTTTTGTGAAATCTTTTGTCGAACATGGTGTTATTCTTGGCCTTATGGCCATTCGCGCTGATTTGACTTATCAGCAAGGTTTACATCGTTCGTATAACCGTTTTTCACGCCTTGATTTTGCATTGCCTGTTTTTGCACATCTTGGTGAACAAGAAGTGCTTAATCAGGAAATTTTTATTCAAGGCGATGACACTGTTTCTGGTTCTGATATTGTCGACTATTTGGCGTTTGGATACCAAGAGCGTTATGCTGAATATCGCTATCGTCCTTCTGAAATTTGTGGCGAATTTAGATCTGACTATGCGCAATCGCTTGATGTTTGGCATCTTGCGCAAGATTTTGCCGCATTGCCTGTTTTGAACGATGAATTTATTGTTTCTGACACGCCTATGTCGCGTGTGTTGTCTGTTACCACACAGCAACAATTTCAGGTTGACATGTCGTTCAAGCTTATGTGTGCGCGTCCGTTGCCTGTTTACGGCGTGCCTGGCATGATTGACCACTTTTAACGGAGGTTACTATGGCTAAAAAAACAACTACTGATAGATTTGATATTTTTGGCTTTCATAAGCCTGGTTCACCTATTGCCGATATTCGTCCATACCCACGGGTTCAGAAGGTTTTTACTAAGCCTTCAAAAACTCGTCTTTCTGAAATGCCTTCTACTGACCTTAAGAGCCTTGTACAGCGCTATTCCCAATTTCATGGGGTGTCACCCCATAAATTGACTCTTAAGC